GGTTTCCGTTTACATCTGAAAGTGACTTTGATAGTTCAGCAACCTGATCGCTAATTGATTTTACGGTTGCTGCTAGGTCGCCAAAGGCATTAGTTAGAGAATCCTTGATGTCTGCAACAGCAGCGGCTACTGCTTCGTCATCAGACTTTTCTACTGTGTGGATTTCTGGTTCAGCGTCAGCATCTGAAGGGTTTTTTGGTGTATCACCAATAATATCTTGGCTATCAACAGCCTCACTAATATCCTTCTTTTCTACTTCTGCTTCTGTCTCTGGAGCAACCTCAACATTTGTAACTTCTTCTGTTGTTGCTTCTGGTGCAACTTCTTCTGCTGCAACTTCTTCAACAACTGTAGTTGTTTCATCTGTCATTGGATTTGCCTCCTTTGTCATCTTAATTGTTCTAATGCCTTTTGCACTATCAACTAAGAACTTTATTGTTTCTATATTTTCGTCATCATTCTCTACGAAACCAATATTTTTCATTGCTTTATTGCATGATGGGCAGTCTGCATTTGATTCTGGAGAAACTTGTACAATGTCATCTGTAGAACACCAATAAACGTCTTTTACTACTGCCTTAGATAAAAATCCACCCATAACATTTTCTCCATTAACCTTTTCAATTGAAATAACATTAGCAAACTGATTTGCTGGTGAATCTACAAGAGATAATTCAAAAAGTTCATATTCTTTAATTACACGAATAGCCTTATCAATCTCTACATTATATTCATCGTCAGATTTAGTAATATTACCGCCAATAGAAAATCCAGTTAGTGTTCCGTCAAGAACCTTTTGCCAAGTATCTTCTGCACCCTTTGAAACATATGCTGATACAAAAACTCCGTTATAAAACTTTTTTGTGGCTGGATCAAAATATTTATCTTCTTTAAATGAGACTACCTTGCCAACTGCAGTAGGTTGGTGCATTTCACGAAGATTGCCACGAAACTTTTTAAATGCCTCAAGGCTTGCCTGTGTATCTACAATATCACCCTGCTTGTCAATATTGTCAAGTGTTGCAAAACCTGAAACAATGCGACGTTCTTGATCAACCTTGCCAATAGGCATTGAAAATTTTAGGTTGTTACCTTCTGCTGTCCAGTGTGCTTTATTGATACTCATATCAACTTCTATTATATCAAATGTTTTCAAAGTTTTCTCAACTATTGAGATGAGCGACCTTGACCCTTTGGATTTCTTCCAGCGACTGTTGCGGTGCTATCAGATTGATTATTTGCTCTTTCGGTATCACGATTTCTAGTTTTTGCATTATTAGCATTAGCATCTGCTGCTGCTCTAGCGGTCAGTTGTAACGGAGAGTCTCCATGCTCAACCTGCGGAAGATTTAGTACCTCACGAGCCTCATTAGGAAGCATAATCTGATTCTTAACATAGCGTTCAAGGATTTGAGACTGTGCAATTTCATCTGTAAGTGTAAGTTCATTAAACTTAAACTCAAGAATATCTGTTTTTTCTCTAATAATCTTATTGATTGTTTTTTCAAGATGTCTCTGTTCTGGACGAGACACCTGCTCTTTAAAAGTGCGATCTTGTGAAAGCGCTGCAGCCAGGCCACCAGAATCTGATCCACCAATCTTTGATATTGGCATTTGGTGAGCAATAAAAATATCGTCACGATTTTGCTTACGGTATTCTTTAAATGATCCTTCTTGAATTCCATTTTCAATTGGTTTCATTTCAAACTCTACCTTATTATGGTCAGAATCTCCAGGAAGTGGGATATAGAGAGTTCTATGGGATTGTGCTTTTAGACCTGTCTGTAAGAATCTAAACATTTTGTCTTCTGCGTCTGGAGATAATTTAGCACCCTTAAGCATAATAATGTATCTTGGTACCGCTTTATTTTCAAAGTAATCAATATTATATTGAGACGCTAACTGATCACCAATTAATGATGGAAGTGCAGCAATAATATCTGGAACTCCATAATAGGTATTTAATGGAGAATATTCTTTAATATGAATAATCTCATTTGGACGTGGATCTGCTGTTAATGGATTAACGTTTTTAGCACCAAAGTTACGGAAATAAACTAATTTTTGACCAATAATTTGAACGAATCCATCTTTTAGTCTACGAACACGAATTGTTGTTGATGGAATATGTCCAATATAACCAATGTCTCCATTTACCGTACGACCAATCTCAATATATCCATTGCCAGTTGCCTGTACATCTGTATAAACTTTTTCCATTGTTTTTGTAAATGAATCATCATCATTTAAAGATTCAAGCCACTCACGCATCTGAAGTTTCATACGCTCAATGCGTTTACGTGCACGATCTACCGCTTCTTTGTCTTCCTGCATTTCAAATCTAAGTAGTGTGCTATCTGTTGGCTGAAATTCATATCCAAGGCCAACAACATTTTCAACTTTAGCATCAATCGCTGCGTGATTTGCAAAAGAAGTATCATAAAAATTTGCTAATTCATAAAGATTGTAGGGTGGAGTAATAACATCAAAAATTCCATAACCATTTCTGTAAACAGTTCCAGGATTTAATTGTTTAGAGTTTGCATCTTGCCCTGCTGGAAAAGCCTTTGCATCTTCAAGATATGGAGCCATTGTTGCAGAGTCATATGGACGTGCAGCATTTCTTGTGTCTACATTTGAAAAAGAAGTGTAATCTCCACCATATGCTTTTTCTGTTCTTGTTGTTTTACGCTTGAAATTTGTATCAAGATCTCCAAGACTTTTAAGTTCATCCCAAGACTTAATAAAAGGATCTTGCAATTTAAAAATGTTTTCCTCTTTTTCCTGTGTATTTAATTTTGCAGGAACTATATATTCATAATCTTCATCAGCCATTTTCGTAGGCATCCCTTCCATGTGCATCAAGGGTATCTTGTGCAGCCTTCCAAGCACCTAGGTCATTCATAGAAGGAATAAGACCTTCTTTTAAACGATCCATTTGCTCTGAGTGCTCTTCTTCACTAATTCTTGTAAGTCCTGGAACAAATACCGCTTCTCCATCTCCAGCATCTCCGTAATGCATTGCAACCTTCTTGAGTTTTGATATTTGTTCTATATCGCCTTTCATGGAAGGAATATTCAAGACAGATCCATTTCCATCTGTAAACCATCTACCATTAGACTTTTTATAAACATACAAACCCCAGTCATAGTGCTTATCTATGACCTGACGGCGTACATTTCCTACAATAGGCTTACCAGTTTTTTGGTTAATAAGCGGATTCATGTAAATAAGTATACCAGATTATAGCGGTGTAGCCACAATATTTGACCATACCGATTCATTATGTATTTTTAGTTTTTCTGGATTAAAGGTCATTCCCTCTTCATCATCAATAATAATCTTATTAGTTCCTAGATATGTTTTATAAATATCTACTGGGTTAACCCCGTAAGCCTCTGTAGAAGATACAATAAGCACTCCATCCCAGGTAAAATTGTTTGCCCAGTACTGCCAATCATAACTTGTTACTCCCTCTTCTTGCACCCTAAACCAAGATCTATTGATTGTGTTTTGAACCTGTTGTAGATTATTTGCTTGATAATATGCAATATTATTAAATGTTGCTGGGCCATTTAGATTTATTGCTCCAAGATAAGAATCAAACACTAGGGCGTTATTAAATACAATACCAAGAACAACCCAGTCATTAATACCTATAACTGCTTCCCTAACCAGGTGTCCATTTACATAGTAAGAGAGTCCATTAAATTCGGAGTTATCGCTTGCATTTCTTGCATATATTTTTCCTCTTGTACCCTTTTCAGAATTTGTAACAATATAAAATTTAATTGTATCTTTTTTATAATTAATCTCAAATAGTTCTACCTCTGTATTACTAAACAGCATATCGTCATACTTAAACCACATCTGCATAGCACTTACACGATAGTTGTTAGCATTTGAACTATTTATTGGCATTGATATTCCACGATTAATTAATGGTTCAAAGTCTCCACGAATTTGAATTCCTGAGTTTTTATTTAAATATAAATATGGGGTGCTTCCCTTATAAATACTAAATGGATTTTTTGATTTATAGTCATAATAAAAGCCTGATCTTTTATATGGGAAAAGATCTACACCAAATCTTGTTCCAATAGGATTAAACGAATTATCATTAAAGGCTTGAGATGCTATTTCTAGTTTTTTCAATAATATTGGTTTTGTTAAAATTCCTCTAACATTAAATTCAAGATGATAAACTATGGCCAATTCATTAAAGTCAACGCTTTTGGTTGGATATATAAGTGTATTATCAACTACCTCAAACTTTGTTGTAAGCCAATTTGGGTATTCGTCCATGTCTACAATTGCACCTTCTTTTGGTAAAACCGTAGTCGTAAAATTTTCTTGAAGTGAATTTGCTCCTTCAGATATATATTGAAATGTTATATAACTTTTAATTGAAGCATTTGATGTATCATAATTAAAATATTTTACTGCATTCTGTGACATGTCTTCATAGTTATTCCATCCAGAATACAAAGCATTATCCAAAACAGAATATGTTTTTTGTATAGGATCTGAATATTTATTCTTAAGTTCTTCATATGACCAGGACTCCGTTGTTTCTATTTCAGAAAATTTTGAAGGTGCTGGATATCCAATATTAAACTGTAAAAAATCTAAATCATAATATTTATTTCCTAGGTCATTATCAACATATTTTGCAAAATATGATAGTGGCATATAATCTTCCCAATACCCAGAAACACCGATATCTAAAAAGAATTGACCATAAGCCTCCGTTGGCAGTAGTGTATAACTTGCTGTATGATCAATTAAATCTTGACCATCTTCAATTATTGCAACACCTTGATCATTAAAATGTGATGAAATTAAAGAAGAATTTAATGATGTTGAAAGACCTATAGAATAAATTTTACCTGTAAAGGCTAGAGTTCCTGTTTCATCTCCTCCAACATAAAATTTTAATCCATTTTGGTTTCCAAAAAATGCTGCAACATTTCCACCAAAAGAATCTATTAGTTTTTGAATTTGAATACCAAAAGCAATTGGCTCTCCAACTGTAAAATTATTTACAGAATAAAACTCTTCTTCTATTCCATTATAAGTTAAATAGTAATCAATATTTGGCCCATCTTTTCTTATACTAAAAAAATTGCCCGTCAAGGTATTATAAATCTTGAATAGGATTTGCTCTGAAAGATCATCTTCATCAATTTGAAATACTCCGTATATTGAGTGTATTTGATCTGCAAGAATATTAAATCTTGGGAAATTTATATATGTATTTATTCCATCCCAAGTTTCATTAGGTCTAAACGTAATAAATTTATTATTCCCAGACTGCAGGGGTTTACAGTCAGAGTAAAGATCTTCAATTGTTTTTATACCTAAAAATATTTCTGGAAGAGAATATTGCGGCGTTGTAAGGGCTGTATTTGTTGTAGCAAGGTTATCAAAGGCTCCTTGTTGCCAACTTGCAAAACTTGGATAGTTATAGTTTGATGTATAGTCTGCAAATGGATAGTCAATAAATGCAGAAGTTCCTCCGTATGAAGAATTAATGGATTCTGCTGAAATTACTCCTTGACCATAAACCCATCTTCTTTTTGCCACTATAGATGGAACTTGATAAGAATATATTGCAAAAGCATCAACCTCAATAGGGGTTACATCTTCATAAGAATAAAATCCAAGCCAATCATTTTCTTTACCATTTAGTGTATCTAATATTGGTGGTAAATCTATTGTTTCAGTATCAAAATTAATAGAAATAACTTCTTCTCCATTAACTAGCAAAGTTGCTAAATTTCTAACTATACGAATATGAATAAGCATTGGCCTATACCATTCACCTACAAAGTGAGATGCAAACTTATTTCCAATAACTAAAGTTAAAAATCCTGACTCAACATATAGTCCATCTTGACTAGATATTGGTCCAAAAATTCTTTTTGGTTCATACGAGTTTGAATTTATTTTTGTCCAAAACTCTATAGTATATTCTTTGTGTCGTCCTGCTTCATTTAAAAATCCCTTGCCAGGAAGAATCAATGATGGCATTCCATTTACATTTGGTTTTAATTGCGTAACTCCTGATGCTCCAAATACAAGGGGTATGCCAGAATTTTTAGCGAGTAGTGTTTTTTGATTTATTAAATAATAAGCCTCATCTGATGAAAGACCATACGGAGATGCTGTAATTACGGTATTTGATGTTGTTAAATTTACGTTTACAGGAAATGTTGATGGTGTAACTCCTAA